GAAGTATACTATTGCTGGCATATGCCAAAAAACCGCTATTAACCTAAAATTAGATGTAAAAGATATATTGATATTAAACTGGCTAGCAGATTTCTATATTGCCGCCAACAAAGAAAATATCGATGGTGAAACGATGGCATGGGTAAAATATGAATATCTATGCGATGAAATGCCAATATTAGGCATTGCTAAAAAACGCCTAGGGCTTAGGCTAAAAAAATTATCAGAAAAGGGTCTAATATCTCACCATTGCGAAAAAGGAAGCGATGGCACTTACACTTATTACAAAATGTTACAAGGGTATTATAACCTCAAATACTCCCCTAAACGCACTGCCCTTAAAAAGTCTACCCCCACTGCTCCCAAAAGTTCCACCCCCGTTGCTCCCAAAAGAGCAACCAAAGATTCTCCTATTAAGATAGATTCTTCTAGAGAAAGAAAGAATACTACTCCTAGTTCTAAGAGGGAGCAAACAGAGCAACTCTACTTTCAACTCGATAAGCCTGTCTCTCTTCTTTTTAAAGAATGGATTGAAAAGAGGAATGAGAGAAAAAAAATAATTACTTCAATTGATGATAATCTTGTGTTTTTACAAAATCTGCACAGGTGGAAAAATGAGGGTTATGATTTGGTGCATCTCATGAACCATAATCTCAAAAATGAGTGGGAGCAACTCTACCCTCCCAAACACCATCACTCCGATGATGTCATGGAAAGGCAGAGGCAAAACACCATCGATCAAAATAACATCGACTGTCTACATAAAAGCTTTGGCGGTTTTATCTCTAGAAAAATATGGCAATCATACTATGAGAAAGTACCCAGCGCCTTTGCTTGCGGTGTAAACCAATTCATTAATTTAAATTCTTTTAACTTTATTGAGAGAATACCTTCAATAAATGATCAACCACCAATTTATAAATTAAAAGTTTCAAAATCACAATTAACGCAATGTATTCTTAAAGCCACGGAGAATAACGAGAAAGCACTATCAGCCTGTATGACCACCGATTGACCGCTGTTTGCACTCGCACCCCTTTCTCGTCAATCTACGGGCGTTCTAGGGCTATAAATTGCAGGGGGTTAAAGTCAAAAACCTAAAATAACAAAAACCCCCGCTTTTTCTTCCCAAAAAACGGAGGCTAAAAAAAATAGTTTATGAAGTAAACTAAAATTTATAATAAAGGCTACATGTTAGGAAAACAACAGGCACATCTTATCACGATAAATCTACACAAAAACTATTGACACGCTAAAAAGTTTATGATATAACAAATGATAACTTAAACATTGACTAAAAACATTATGACTATAAACCTATACGAAAACGACACTCAACCCGCTATTTATGTAGCTTGCTTAGCATCTTATAATAACGGTATTTTACATGGTAAGTGGATCAATGACCTTTCTGATGCCGAGCAGGTTTGCAGGGAGATTAAAGATATTTTGACCACCTCCCCCATTGCCAATGCCGAAGAATGGGCAATCCATGACTATGATAACTTTGGTGATATTGAGTTGTCAGAATATTCCGACATTGATTATATTTGTGAACTTGCCAGCCTCATTGATGAACACGGGGAGATATTTACTGAAGTCTACGCCGATGTTGGTTGTTTGCAAAAAGCAAAACGCATGATCGAAGAAAATTATATGGGTTGTTATGACACAATAGAAGATTACGCCGAGCAATATATACAAGAATGTTATAATCTGCCAAATGACATATCTTTTTATCTTGACTATAAACGCTTTGCCCGTGACCTAGAGGTAGATTTAAACGTTATCAATATGCGTGGTGAAATACACGTATTCACTAATTATTAATGCCTTGCGTTCTTAATTAAAAGCATTTAAAAATATATATGCAGGGCTTACGGGTTTTGCATGTATATTTTTTTATTTTCCAAAAAACCGCCTCAATTAAAACAATTAAGGCGGTTTTTTTTAATGCACCTTGACTTTTTGTAGTTTTTTATTTAAACTAATGGTGTATAGTTTTTTTAGTCTATGCAATGTTTTAAGCCGCCTCTTTGTGGTAACTGCGAACGGGCGGTTTTTTTTAAACTATGAACGAAAAAGATTATCAAGAACATCTTAAGAAACACCCTAACTTAACGACAACGGGCAAGTCGCTATCTTCCGAACGAGCAAAAGAAATAGGCAGAAAAGGCGGGCAGGCATACGCTGAGAACTTGAGAATAAAAAAAGCCCTGAAAGCTTTACTTGATCAAGAACCTTCTAAAGAATTAATTGATGAGTTTAAAAAACAAAATCCGAACGCAACACTTAAAAAAATTACTAATGCCGATTTAATGGGCTATGCACAAATGAAACAAGCCATAGGAAATTTAAAAGATGTTAAAGGTGATGTTTCTTCATTCATTGCGATTGCTGATAGGGTGGAAGGCAAGCCCAAGCAACAAATTGATAACACTTCTAGCGATGGTACTATGGCACCAACAGTTCATGTAAACATGGCAGGCAAAACGCCTAAAACGCTTTCAAAAAAATAATGAATATTCATTATAACATGAAGCCTCAAGGGAAAATGCTAGAGGCTTTTATGAATGATCGTTCTCATGTTAGTGGATTGATTGGCCCTCTTGGAAGTGGTAAAACTTGGCAAGTATGTCAAAAATTATTAGTACTAATGACGGAACAAGAACCAGATGAAAGCGGGATAAGACATAGTAGGGTTGTAGCTATTAGAAATTCATACAAAGAGTTAACAAGTACAACGGTTAGTGAATGGCAAGAAAAGTTTAATCATATTTCACAATACACGCAGGGCAATGTAACATATCCCGCCTCACGTATTAACTTTAGATTGCCAGATGGGACATCAGTTCAATCAGAAATTGCATACATATCAGCAGATGGTACGGCTAGGGAAATAGAAAGTAAGTTCAGAGGTATACAAGCAACTTTTTTATGGGCTAATGAGCTTAAAGAGTTACCAAAGGCGGCTTTTGATATGGCATTAGCAAGAATAGGGCGTTATCCTAACAACTGTTCTTATCATTGTGCGGTTTTTGATACAAATGCCCCTGATACTGATCATTGGTTGTATCAAGTAGCTGAACACGAAAAGCCAAAATCATGGAATATATTTAAGCAAGCAGGGGGCGTTAGGAGAAAATCAGTTAATGGGCAGGGTTTGATAGAATGGGAGGTAAACCCAGAGGCGGAAAATATAGCAAATTTACCAGCGAATTATTATGAGAACAATTTAGCGGGTAAACGTCAAGATTGGGTAGCGGTAAATTTAGCAAACGAGTACGGAACAGTAATGGACGGGAAGCCCGTATATCCAGAATATAACGACGCTTTGCATTGTTCAACTGCAAATTACATTAAAGAATTGCCATTGTATATAGGCGTAGATTTTGGTTTAACACCTGCGGCCGCCTTTGCACAAAAAACAGTTAATGGGCAGTTAAGAATAATAGATGAATTAGTTTCTGAAGACATGGGAGCTAAAAGATTTGGGGAATTATTAAAAGAAATGGTAAGCAATAAATATTATAACGCTACAATTTCTGGTTGTGGTGATCCTGCTGGTAATGCAAGATCACAAGCTGATGAGAGTACCGCTTTTGACATGTTAAACTTAGCTTCTGGTATAAAGTTTATGCCAGCAAATAGCAATGATCCGATATTGCGTAGGGAGGCGGTGGCTTTGCCATTGGGACGGTTAGTAGATGGGCAACCTAGTTTTATAATAGATCCACGATGTCAAGTATTGCGTAAAGGTTTTCAAGGCGGTTATTGTTACGAGAGGGTAAAAGTTAAAGGTGATGAGCGTTTCAAAGACCAGCCAAGTAAAAATAAATATTCGCACGTTCATGACGCATTGCAGTACTTGTGTTTAGATATGGGTTTAGGAAAACAGCTAATAAAAAATATAAAAGGTAGACCTAGTAAGCCAATAGTAGCAAAGCCGTCAGATGTTTTTTCGTTTGCAAGGGGGATAAATGGTTAGCAAGATTCCACAAGGGCGACAAACTTGGTATATATGTTTTATGCCGTTAACGGGTAAAAAATATTTAGGTTGGCGTTATTATAAATTTTTGATAATGCGTTTTTTTTGGCAACGTAAAACTAAAGATTTTAGAGATTTTTGTCATACTTTAGCGATTATAAAGCATAATGATGTTAGCCATACAATGATTAGCCAAACGCCTTGGGGGATATGGGTTGAGTATATAGAAATAGAGACCGACAATTTGATAAAAGATTTGCTAGCTACTAATTGCAATTCATTAGTAGAATTTCAATCAGATATTAGGGTTGATATGTCTAAGAAATGGGCATTTAAACGCATATCATTATGCCATGATTTGGTTGTTAACTTGCTTGGGTTGACGGGATACATAAAAAAAAGTAAAGTTAGAGTACCGTACAATCTTTATAAGCTATTATTACAAAATGGTGGCAAAGAAATAATAAAATATTAAGGCAATTAAATATGGCATCAGCAGTAGTACCTTTAGTAAGTGGGGCAATGCAATACGCTTCTTCTAGGAAACAAGCTAAGAAGCAAGAAAAAATGGCAAAACGCCAACAAGCAGAACAGCGAGCTTTGCAAGAACAACAGAAAAAGCGGTTACGTCGTCAGCAAGAAAGGCAAAATGCTAGTATGCTAGCTTTGCGAGGTAAGAATAGCAGAAGGTCATTGCTTAGTGGTGGTGATGAAACTGGTGCGTTTAGGGAACGGTTAGGCTAATGTTTGTGAAGGGGAAAGTTTCAAATAGAAAACTATTAGCTATTTCAAAAAGTGGAAAAATAAAACCAATAAGTGTACAGGGAGCTGCTCTTTTAAGTCATTTATCAAAAAAATTTAAAGAAGATTATATACTTACAAGTTCAGATTCGAAATATTACAGAGATTTACAAACAAGAAAACAAAAGAACAAACGTGACGTAAAGTATAAACAAAATCCTAAATTACAACGGCAAGCTCAAGCAGTGCGAGGGCAAGCTAAAAGTTTGTTAGGTGTTCCGAGTAGGCAATTACAAAGCAATCAAACATCTAAAAATAAGTCGTTGTTAGGTGGTGATACAAGATCAGGATATAGAAAGAAAATAGGCTAATGGCAGAATTACCAATTAAAAGAGTAATAGAACGGTATAACAAGGCAAAAACAGCCCGTGATGCTAACCGTGATATATACGAAGAAGCAATTGAGTTGACGAACCCGTTTAAAAATACGTGGAATAGTAGCATGAACCATCGTCAACCAACGGTTCAATATCAATCACAATCGCAAATAGCGGCAAAAAACTTTATAGATAACTTAATAAAAAATTATAGTCCACCTTATGCTAGATGGGCAGAATTGCAAATAGGGCCTGGAATACCAGAAGACAAAGCTACATTTTTTGATAGTATTTTAGAAAAAATAAATGACATTACTTTTGATTACTTAAAAACTAGTAATTTTGGAGCGTCAACGGCTGAAATGTATTACGATTTAGGTTTAGGTACAGGTTGCCAAGATATTGTAGCGACAAACGAAAGTAACCCGTTGTTATTTATTAATAATCCAACATCGACATTTTGCATATCAACAAGGGCAGATGGCTTTGTAGATGGGCGGTTTGTTGAAAGGAAAATAAAGATAGGTGATGTTGAGGCGGTTTATAGGGGGCGGTTTAAATTTAACAAACAATTAAGTGACATTGAAGAAAAAAACCCAGATCAAGAAATTGTATTAATTGAAGCAGTTTATTATGATCATGTAAATTTTGTGTGGTACATGGATATTATACATAAGAGTAGCAGGCATAGAGGGCATTCAAGCGTGTATAGTGAATGTCCACGTATAACGCCTAGATGGTCACGGATTTCTGATATAGCTATGGGTATAGGGCCATTTATTTTAGCATTAGCAGATGCTAGACAATTGAATACGTTAGAGCAATTTACTATAACAAGTGCGGCGATGAGTACGTATGGGGTTTATACTGTGGCAGGTGATGATGCTTTATCATTGCACAATATTAGTTTGTCACCAAGTATGTTTATACCCGTAGAAAGGAACGGGGGTTCTTCTGGCCCAAGCATTGCTCCGTTACCGTCAGTAGGTAATTTTAACGCTCAACAATTTATGCTTGATGACAAGCGTAATACTGTTAAAAAAGCTATGCTTGATGATAGTTTGCCAGAAGAAAGAAGGCAACCCCAGTCTGCTTTTGAGTTTGCAAAGCGTATAGAAGACTTGCAGGCTAATATAGGGGCTTCTTTGATGCAATTGTATGACGAGCATGCGCAACCATTAATGCGAAGGGTAGTATCAATTTTGCAAGAGCATGGGGCATATGATAGCATACCTGATTTGCCAGATAATTTTGCTTCATTTATTAATAATTTTGACGTTAAAATAAATATAACAAGCCCAGTCAGCAGGGTGCAATCATCGGCAGATGTTCAAGCATTTTTACAGGCTTATGGTGCATTGCAACAAATATCACCAGAGGTTGCACAAATGGCGGTTAATATTGAAAAATTGCCACAATATATTTTTGATAAGATGGGTGCGCCAAGCTCTTTATTAAGAACACCAGAGGAAATGAAACAGATGCAACAGCAAGCACAAATGCAACAGCAACAAGAGCAACAAGCTACAATGATGGCACAACAAGAAAGTATAGATAATGCAACCGTATAACCCCGTTCAACTACCTGAACATATAAAAGAAAGCAATGAGAAGCTTTTGCGTGCTTATCAAGCGGTTTTTTCAACAGAAGCTGGTAAAGTTGTTTTAGATGATTTAAAAGCTAGAACAACAGATAAACCAACTTGGAATCCTGATTTGAGTGTTAATCATGGTTATGTACGTGAAGGTCAAAATATGATAGTGCGTTTAATTGAAAAACGGATTGAAGAAGCGAGAAATTGGAACTATAATAATAGATAAACTTAACATTATGACTAATAAAGACACGTTTGATTTAAGTAC